CTAATGCGGGATAATCAGGGTCATTGCCCGATCTGCTGAACACCCTGCCCTGATACGGGGCACACAACGGCCTAGCGCCATCATGTGCGCTTATTTCCACCAAATCCACGTCGTATTCATCCATCCTGGCGTCTTGCATATCATTTGCGACATTATTGCTCACAGAACGGAATATCATATTGGAATAAGCCTCAGGACTCCATTGTTTGCCTGCTCTGTCGACTAACGCCGGAACACCTGTCTCTGCCCATTGCGATATGGTAGATTGCAAGGCTTGTTGACTTGTTACATTACCAGACATGACTTGACCTGTGGTTTGATTGAGTATACTTATATAAGCCTCTCTAGATTGGTCTAACATGGTTGTATTGACTAAATTAAAGCTGTTGAGTGCTTGCCTTTCGTATGATTCAAGAATAGATAATAAAGCAGCACTTTCCATCACAGGCGGCGCGTCATCCAATTGTCCTGCCCTAACACCACGCTGTAATATTTCCTCGTTGTCCCTAATCGAGTCATACCCGGCTTTGTTCAGTTGTTTTCTCACTTCTTCCACTGTCTTGTTGCTGTACTCTGCGATTGTTCGTATGTTTTCTGAGCTTAGCGATTCAACTTCATTTAACGCCGCCATTTGCCATGCCTGTATATCGTCTGCTGTAAGCAACGTATGGTGCTTTCTGAGACGTTTTGCTATATTCATGAGTAACTCTTCCTCAATCTCTAAATAAACGTCTACAACAGGGTCGGATAGCTTCTGTAGCCTTTCTTTATTCATTAGTTACCACGCCCGCCGAAAAAGTTAACGCCCTCCGCTGTTGCTGTGGCGTTTTCCTCGTTTATCTCTTCAATAAGTTGCAAGGCATCTTCTTCGGTGTATCCGTGTATTTTCATGATTGCTCTTTTCTTTGATTGCAACTTGTTTGTCACCATCTGAATTTGCTTAGATATAATAGCATTTTTATCCTCGACTATACTGTCGTCGAACGTGACAGATATCTCATAGTCATCTGGTGCGCTTATCATTCCGTATAACTCACCCATGGCAACAATGGATCCAATTAATTCTTGTAGCGCAGCCTCTATGATGATTTCATGCGACTTTTTAGACTTAAATGTCTTACTTTGTTCTGATACAACCTCTGTAGCCGTCTTCATACTCTGGCCGTCAAAGGTAAACGTTCCTGCTGAAAATCCTGTCTGCATGGCGAACAAATCTAATAGCGTGTTGATGGCGGAAATGTGTTCCTCTACTCGTAAAGTGGTATTCATTTCTTGTATTTTGTTTTCGTCCATCTCCGCACCATCAAACGCCTCGTAACTTTCGTCAGATGAATCAAAATAACGATGTGCTTCTCCGGTATTTGTATCTATTACTGTCTTTATCATTTGAGCAGGTACAATAATGCGCTTTTTCCCAAGCCTGAACTCCCGATTAAAACTATCAAAAGCCGTGTCGATTGATTTTATGATGTCCAACGCATTTGCATACAGACTTATACCAAGCGGCGACTGTGTATCGATATTGTTTGCTGTATTTGGCTTAAAATAGCTAAATATAGAGCGTTTTAACCCTTGAATGTGTGTTTCTTCCTCTAAGTCCGGAAAGAATTCCTCGAGCGCTACCTTAACACCTAAATCGTTGCCATTTTGAGATTCATACACCTCATTACGGATGATATATATATCACCTTCCCATAGGTGCCATTCCAGATGTGTGTACTTCTTATCCCTCTTTTTAAATTCAAATGGAAAAACAGCTTCATATATCGAGTCATTACGCCAACTAATAGGAATAAATGCATCCGCTGTAACGAATGAAAGCATCATCTTTTCGCCCTCGATGTATGGTTTAATAACCATGCCGCCATGTGCGAAACTATATTCTAAATAATCCTGAAATTTCTTATCAAACTTATTATTTTTAAATACGTCTGCTATAAAGTCAGAAACGGTATCATCATCAATGCTAATTTCGCACTTTTCGTTATAGACAAGCGATGCCATTTCTGCCGATGCCGTTTTAGGCATCATAAGCGTGTCCATCTTGCGTGTTTTGAACCCGTCAATGGTTTTGTATCGGATCGAGTGAAAAGGCTCATGATAACCCTTGTAAAGGTCTTTCCATGCCTCTATTTCTCGGAACATATCTTCATTTAGTGATACTTCCTTGTGATCCGTTATTTTTTCGATTGATTTTATTAACCCCAAGTAAGCAGCCCCCCTTCTTATGGCGCTCATTATTTTCTGCCACATTTTTTCACCGCCTTAATAAATATGAGTGTATACACACTCATAACGTCGTTTTGTTTCTTCTAAGTCCATATTTTCACCTTCAATAACGCTGAATCTTCCATCTGTCCATCCTGGCAACCCGGTATAAGGCAAGGATTCAGTCCATTCCAACCCCTTTTCTTCAATCCACACTTTAAACTCTTCATTCAATGCACTCACCGCCTTATATTACATAACGTCTGTAAAAGTAATTATTCGCATATCTAGCCTCATCCATAGCATGGTTGAAATCGTCGATTGGTTTCCCGTTTTTATCTCTAACATACATGCCGACCTCTTTTATAAAATCGTAATGATCGTATTTGTTTGTTTCCACCAAAAAGAAACGGCCGTCAGTAATCGAGTTTTGGAATCTTTCAATCCCCACTTCTATTCCACCGCCTTGTTTCTTGGCATCCCGTGCATTATTATCTGCTCTATCCGTTTGAACGCCTATTTTATGCAATTCTTCCCGCAATGATTTACAGGCAGGATCCACGAACACATGCGTGTATCTCATTTCGTATTTATCTATGCACCAATTCATAAATTCTTTTATTTCCTTGGCATAGGTAGACATAGCTTTAACTTGCCCCGATTCTTCGCCGGAATGATAATAATTTGCTACCCTGTTTAGTCGAAACTCACCGTTATACCTGGTAACTATATTGCAACTACAGGAAGTAGCATCCGATTGCCCACCGTCTGCCTCGAAATACATTTCATAAGGCTGCCCTAATAAAGCAGGTATCTGATGTTTAGCCGGGTTAAACATAGAGTATATAACGCCCTCCGGCATCACTCTTTTTCCGTACCAGTCACGATCTAATAGATATTGATTCTTTTTGAGTGTCTCGAATATCTCTTTTTTACGCTTATCTGTAATAATTGGGTTGTCATCTATAGTCCAGTGCATCCAACGTGTATTTTGTACCTCAAATACTTCTTTGATAACAGGGTCATTAGGAGCCGGCGGGTTTAAGTCCGCGGCATGATATCTATCTATGGCGGCCATGGTACGGCGGAAACACTCTTGTATAAAACTCATGTGCAACAGATTTATTTCCCCGAATGTAACGCTGCCTAACGACATGCCTGTAATCGGGCCGACGCTATTCGCCTTTGCCCCGCCCTTGTAATAGATTCGCTTATCTCCAAGTGACGTATGGATTAACAGGTGATCCCCATGTTCGTCATGTTTTAACTCTGAATATTTACCCAACGGGAAAATGTGCATTAACCCTGTTCCGTCTCCGTCAATAAATAAGCGGAAAGCCTGTTCCTGATTATAAGCACTTACTAAATGATTCTGATCCCTAGACATTGCATAAAATCTAGCCAAACGAAAATGCAAGCCTGTTGTTTTACCGGATCGCGGTGTTCCCTCTGCTACCTCCAAATTAACGTCGAATGGTTTCCTTACAAATTCCCTTTGCTTTGGTGAAAGCTTTATTTTCTTATTCATCGCCTTTCACCACATTTATTAATTCTTCAAACAAGGAAGTGTCCACTTCTCCGCCTTTGTACAGCTTGGTGCGCTCTTGTGTTAACTCTGTTTCAGCCTTGATCTTTTCTATATCCACAGAATCTTTATTACTCCACTTGTTAGTTCTGTTCCGTAACCAAAATATCTGTGCTGTTGTATCTGGTTGCACCTCTTTTGTCACAACCTTTGTCACTTCTCCGCCTTCTTCGGTTATTTCCTTATATCGATAACCCAAAGCGCGTTTAAGCAGCGCGTTTTCTACTTCCATATCAATGACTTCTTTGCCTTTTTTTAAGGCTGCCGAAAGTGCCGGATATTGATCTCTATATTTCCTAAACGTGGAATAAGCGACACCTAAATTATTAGATATTTGTTCGTCGGTCAGCCCGTTTCTTGCCCATCCTTCTATTAAAAATAACTTAGGCTCTACATGCGTATGGTATTTGCTTTTTCTAGCCATTACATCCTCACCAACCCCCAATAATAAAAAGACACCCGGAATAATCCAGATGCCTTATCACTCTCACTATTTTTTTATTTTTCGATGGCCCAGAACGATCTTTTAGCCTAGAATCCTTCTTGCTTGTATTTGTTGTATCTTTTCTTGCTACTTGTCCCGGTTTTGTACGCCCTCTATCCTGTTTAGCCATGGCAAACACCTCCCATTAATGTTTACCCGCTTAATTTAATTGAAAACCCACCAGACCGATTGTCCGATGGGCTCTGGAAAGGAGAACAAATGAGTTTCGGGTATGGGAATTACCCTTTCATCCTTTAAGAAACTTGTACGACATCTGTACGACAAGCAATTTTTCTTTTTGCTCGCTCCACATATTTTTGTACCGTACTACGTCCTATTTTTAATTCCTCGGCTATCTCTGCGTATGTCATGAGATATGCACTATGCATTAAAAAGCATTGTCTTTCTCTCGGTGAGAAGTCTATCATCATATCAAATACTGCTTGCTTTTGTTCTTCCGTTACCGGTTTTTCTTCCGGCAGGACATCCAGCGACTGAAACAAGTCCATATTGGCAATTGACTTTCTTTGATACGCTGCCTTTTTGTCGATGCCTGCGAATGTGTGCGGTTGTCTACCTGTTTTCATCCAGTCTATGCACTCGGACATTGTGCCAATCATGCTGTTTATCTGCGTTTTGTCCAGTTTATCATGTTCGGTATCTCCCAAAACAGAATACATGTCACCTAGCCCTTTTCTGCCTTCCTCGTATTCTATAATTAATCTGTCAGCCCAATTCTCTAATTCTTTGCTGTTCATAGCTACCAACCCCTCAGTATGGTATAATAAGAATTAGGTTAGGTTGGTTTTCCGGGGCGCATCTCCCCGGAATATTTTTTTATCTATAATTTATTTAATCCGTCCTGTTCTTCCTCCTGGTAATACCACTCAATTACATCCTCCACAGGCGGTAAATCTAATTCATACGTCTGCATTTCCGGTTCTGGTTGCTCTGCCTCTGTTGCTTCTATTACCGTTATAGCGATAATCCCACATACGATAATTAATAATGTTCCTGATAATATAGCGACTATGGTCTTTTCAAATTTGGTTTTCATAACTTATTAGATAACATCTCCCTAAAACATGATTCACATAGCTTTTTTCCCGCATGTGTAGCATTTCCTGTTTTGCATTCGACACAGTTATTCATTTATTTCCCCACCTTTTGGCTATCATAAGTAAAATGAATCTTAATCCACATGAAAGCATCCTTGGATTCGTGTAAATCACCTTTAATAAATTGAGTAACCATATTTTTAAACAAAAACCATACGTGTTTCCAGTCATGTTTTTCGAACGACAAAACCCTCTTTATAAGTTTCATCTAACTCCCAACCCCTTCCGCAAATATTTCCTTGACTGATATTTCAACCCTTGGATTATCTGAATAATATTTAGCAGCATATAAATCTACTATTTGCGAGTCATCTTTGTATATAATGCCATTAAGGGCATCCTCTATTCCTTTAACATAGTTGGATGTATCACTTTTGACGATAGGGCGCTTAATTCCTGCCAGAAATAGCGCTCTATCCTTTTTTGTGGTGCTCTTGGGTATTTGTCTGTAAATCTTTATATTTACGCTGAGAGCACCCTCTATTGGCTTTTTAGGTGCATGCTGCCTTGCTATCAACGCAACGTACTCTTTATATTCTCGGCTTTCCTTTGGGTCGTACATGATTACTTTATTCCCTCGTTTGGCTGCCCTAGGTCTTCCTTGACTTACCGGATTTCCGGGTATCGTGAATTCTATCAATTCCCTATCCCCTCCATTTTTGCATCCAACAGATATACCAATTCGTCTGCATCCTCTTTTAAAAATACCTCTGCCCTGTTTACATCCCTCGTATACACCACATGAGGCAATCCCTCGCTTACATATGACTTAATAATGTCTGGTAGCTTGCCTTTGCCTATTGTCTTTAAATGGCTTTTGTAGACGATGTACAGTGTTGGTTCCTCCTTTTGATGCCGGTGTATAACTTTTTAATCAAACTCAATGTTTTCGCCTTCATGCTTTTCAATTATCGATTTAATTTCTGGGAAGTATGTTTCATCTTGATTAATTACAAGATATTTGTTATCAAGAGCTTTATGGTTTTCGATCTTACCTGTCCATATTTCTAAATTCAATGCAGTAAGAGCTTCCTTGCTTTCCTCGGAACAATACTTTTCAATATCATCTACTTTAATAACCACATATTTCATAGCTTTCTCTCCTTTACGTTTTTTACCTACTCCCCGAACGCCCTAGCCTCTTTATTTTTCTCCTTGATGTAAACAGGCTCCAACTCATGTA